AATGCTGCTCTACGGATACCACCTGCTAATACTGCATCTGCAATATGACAAATAATATCATGCACTTCAATAGGTCTTAATTTATCACCATCTTTATGTGAATCTAATATTCCTTCAATTTTAATTAAACATTCTTTTAGCGGTTGAGGACCTGGTGCTTTACCACCCGATGTAATCAATCTTGCACCTTTTGGACGAATATCTCTAAAATCAAATACCGGTTTACTTCCACCGAAAAAATATGCTTTCATTAATACAGAAACACCATCTGCCCATCCCTCAATAGAATCACCTATTAAAAATCTTCTCGTCTTATCTGCATTTGGTTTTCTAATTTCAGGCAATGCATCAACATGATGTTTTTGAACTGAATACCCTACACCTGTTCCACCTAATAAAAGGAACATAATTTCAGAGAATACTCTCCAATCATCTGCTGGTGCAAATGCGCAGTTGTAAATTCTATTTGGTGAAATCTCAATCGGTTTACCTGCAAACTGCATTGAACGCATTGAAGGTAAAACCTTTTTATCGTATACAAATTTGTAGTTCTCTCTAATTTCTTCTTCTAATTGTGGATACTTTTTAATATGCATATCCATATTTCTCTTTACTAATTCTTCCCAAGTTTCTCTTCTTTGTAATTCAGGGATGTACTTTGCGTACTTCATGTAGACTGTAATGTCCGATAAAATTTTGTTTGAAATCTCCATTCTAAAATGTAATTTTGTCAGTTAATGTAAAAAATTTTTTTCCAAAAAAGTGGAAAATGTATTAATAAATATGGGATGTATAATATATACAACCCAATTTTACTTAAAAAAAGTGTGTTTTTTATAACTTTTTTTTAAGTATATATTATACTTATTAACCCATATTTTCTACATATTTTTTATGTAATAATTTTCTTTCTAATATTTGTCCGTTGTTTGATTCTTTTGTTGCACTCATTCCTTCCGAAGATGATTGGTCAAATATATCAATTTGCCCAACCATAGTATCTAATTTAGCCGGGAACGTTAATCCATCTGGTCCAAATCGGTTTTTAACTATATGGATTCTTGCTGTGTTTGCTAATTTATCTTTTGTCTTTCTACTCACACTCATAATAAAATCCGCAGTTTGAACTTTCTTATATGAATCACCCACACTATCCGCTTGAATAACTTCATGTTCAATTGCAGCTCTATTAGTTTGAGATGCTGTCCAAATTGGTATTCCTAATTCACCACCCAATCCTCGTAGTTCTTCGTATATCCCACCCAATTCTGCATATAAATTATCTCTACCTTTGTGAGAAGATTTTAAAAGGTCTGCATAATCAATTATAATAATATCGGGTTTAAATCCTACACCCGCTAATTTATCAATGTGGGCATGTAATGTTTTGGTACTCGCTGCCTGTGGTGGATAGTATTTAATAATAACTTTACCGCTAATGTGTGAAACCTTTTGTTTGATTTCATCTTTTCTTTCTTTAAGTTTATCAGATGGAATACCGGTTAAGATGGTTGAATATCTATGTCCAACATATGTTTCGGATAACTCCAATGTATAATGCAAAACATTTTTACCTGCTTTCAATGCATCACATGCCAATTTAGATAAAAACCAAGTCTTACCAATACCCGATGGTGCTAATACAACTCCCAATTCACCGGGTCCTAATCCACCATCCATCAAATCGTTAACAACTTTCCATCCAGTTGGTACTGAATTTCTTTTTGTTTCTTCCATTATCAAGTCAATATCTTCCAAATAATCTAAACCGAAATTGCTCTCTAAACCTGCTTTTAATGCATCATTGATAATACTACCAACTTCATCTAATTTTTCTGCTTTAATTAAATCAACTGATTTAAAAATTGCTTCTTTTAATTTTTGATGTTTAGAAAATTTTAAATACTCTTGCTTAACATAAGGTAAATCAGTTGAACCAAGTAAAGTATAAACATACTTTAATTGTTCAACAATTATTTTTTGTACAGCTTCGTTTTCAATTTCTTTGATTTTAATTTTAAAAACATCAATAGATGGAGCAGTTCTAAATTGTGGATAATATTTTATTATCTCATTTACAATCCATTTATTTGCTTCACTTTCAAAAAAATCTTTATTAGTTATATCGTAAACTTGTTCTAAAAATTTAGAATCAGTAAGAAATGCAGCTACTACTTTAGATTGATATGATGAACCATATTTTTGTAGTGTGTCTACTGCTTCCATTATTTTTCCATTAATCTGTTATCTAAATCTTCTGCTGGTCTTTGTTTGTCTTTTAACTTTTGGCGTTTTAATGCTTTTTCAGAAATAGTTTCTGCTTTCTTTTCTGCTTCTTCTGATTGTTTTTCAGATACAGGTTTTCTTAAAGCTTTCCATTCTGATTTTGGAATATACTTCCATTCACTTGTTGAGTTGTGTGCTTCTTTATCAGTTACTCTGATAATTGCTCCTGTTTTTGTACTTTTAAGACACTTCATAGTTTACCTCCATGTTTTAATTTAATTTGTTAATTGTGTAAAATGAATCCATTAACCATTTATTAACATCACCAAATGAGTTAATAACTTTATAATGCATCATTGCTTTTATTAGGTCTAATTTATCGAATTTTTTTAAGTTTTCCAAAAATTTATCATTAATTTTTAGTTTAACTTGTCCGCTTATATCCGGGTCAGATAATTGCATTAATTTATAATTTCTCTCAACTATATCTCTTTGCTCAAATATGTCGGTGTATATCTTTCCATTTGCTTTGTTTTGTTCTGCAAATGATATAATATCATCAACTGAATATTGAGTTGATTCTGTCACCATTGGAATCTTTTTAATGATGGTTTTTATACCACATCCTTTTATTCCATCTATTCCATCTGATTTATCCCCATCTAACATTCTAAAATTAATAAAGTTATGCGGGTGTACTCCATACTCATCTAATACCGAATCTATTGTATAGAGTTTCTTTTTAGTTGGTGAATATACTTTTACATTATCAGTAACTAATTGTAAAAAATCTTTATCCGAACTCATTATGGTACAACCTTCTCCTTCTTTAAGGAGTTGAGATGCGATATATCCTATTACATCATCTGCTTCAATTCTATCATATAACATAACCTGTACTGGCATATGTTCTAAAATAGAAACCAATGAAACCAATTGTCTTTTCATAGATTGTTGTTCATCTTCTTGAGACATCATATCTTCGTATGCCCTATTGACTCTGAATCGGTTGTTGCCTCTATCGGCTTTATAATCACCAAATAATTCTTTTCTTCGTTGTGACCCACCTTTACCATCAAATATAACAATACAACGGGTACAATTATATTGTCGTATTGCATATGCTATTCCTTTTAAAGAACCAACAATTCCGCCAATATGTTCTCCATTATCATTTAGAGATGGGTTTGCTGTCCAACTACGAATGAATGTATTTAGTCCATCAACTAAAAGCACATTAGAGTTTTTCCCTAATGTGCCTTGATATTGATGTTCTTCTGTAACTTCGTTGAGTAACTTTTTGTATAAATCTTTCATACTAATCTTCTAAACCTCCTGCGAAATCATCTCCATTTGCGTATTCTACTGCATCTGGGTCGATTCCTCCTTTCTTATATTGTAAGATAGTTGATTCGCAGATTTTTTTATAAATTTGTTCTTTAATTTCCTCTTTATCCATCAGTAAAGAAATGAAATCTTTAGATTGGAATTTGATAATTTCACCGCTATCGGTATCAATATATTCATACCATGCACCAGCTTGTTTTACTAACTTACTATCTTTCATTACCTTTAGCCATCCGCCATAATTATCAATACCACTATCAAAGTAGATATCGAAATCAGCAGAACGCAATGGTGGTCCTAAACGATTTTTAATTACCTGTGCTCTTACTTTGATGCCGATAATTTTATCGCCCGCTTTTATCTGTCCCATATTCTTTAAACGAATACGAACTGAAGCGTGGAATGCTAATGCTTTACCGCCCGATGTAGTCCAAGGGTCACCGAACATTACTCCTAACTTTTGTCTTAATTGGTTTGTGAAGATAACTGCAATTTTCTGTCTACCGATTACATTGGTAATCTTTCTCATTGCTTTTGAAATGATAATAGCTTTATCAGTTGCGTAACCGTCTTTTTCATAATCAGCTTCCATCTCTTTCTTTGTAGATGCTGCTGCTACTGAATCGACTACGATTGTAACTATTTTATCTTTATCAGAAGTTCTAACTTTTTCAATGATTGTATCAATAGTTTCAAATATATCTTCGACTGTGTCTACACTTACATAAAGTAATTTAGATACATCTACTCCAATTGCATCGAAGAACTCTCTACTTACCGCAGTTTCAGTATCAATTAATACTGCAACCCCACCTTGCTTTTGTGTTTCAGCTAAAAGATGGGCAGAGAGCAGAGATTTTCCACTCTGCTCTAAACCGGTAATTTCAGTAATTCTTCCAACTGGCAAACCACCATAAGGTCTGTTTGATATTGCAACGTCTAGCATTGCAGTACCGGTGGAAATCCACCCGTTTACATTCGTTGGTGCTCCATCGGAGTCATCATCTAAAAAGAATGCTACCTTTTGGTCTTTCCATTTTTTATTTAAGGAATCTGCAAGTACACTTGCTAAGTCTTCCTGTTTACTTATTTTTGCCATTTAGAAAATTTTTGTTATTAAAATAAATCATCAAATGCTGCTGCTACATCATCTTTTGTAGATTTAGCTTCTTCCTTTTCCCAAGGTAGGTCATTAATTTCATCTACCTTTTTTGGTGTAGGTTGTAAGGTTTCTGCTACTGCTGTTGTAGGTTTTGAAATAGCAGGTTGTGCTGCAATTTCTTCTTCTACTGCTTCTTCGTCAGTTGCTGCTTTTGATGGGTCTAACCAATTTTCTAAAATACCTTTTAATTCAGCGTAAGTTAATTCCGAATAAATTTCTGTAATCTCTTTTTGATTATCTAATGCTTTAGATACCACTTCTTGATTTTCAGAAAGTTTAGTTTGATTTGGCTTTACTCTGATACGAGTTTCGTTGTAGCTCTTACCAATTTCCGCACCATCTAATACTTCTACTACAATATCTCTACCACTAATTGGGTCAGTAATATCACCATAATCAGGGTCAGCAATGATTGCTAAAATTTCCTCATAAACGGTCTTACCAAATCCCCAAAACTTAACTCCTTCATTTTCTTGCCCTCTTACTAAAATTGGACAGAAAGTTCTTAATTTTGGCTCCATCTTTTTACCCGCTTTCCAGTTTTCAGTATCGCCTAATTTCTTAAGTTTTTCTGCAAACTCTACGATTGGGTCAGGTCTACCAAAAGAGATAGGACTCAAATAAGTTTTGTTGTTAATGTTGTAGTGAAAAAATAGTTCAATAAATGGATTGTCTTTGTTAAATTTGTAAGGAACAATTCGAACTATGTATTTGCCAGGTGCTGGCTTCCAAAGAGAGTCTGATTTTTTTGTGTTGTTTTGTAAGGCATTCAGACGAGCCTTGATTGCATTGATGTTCATGCTGTTTAAGTTTTAAAGTTTAAAATTAAGGTTTATGGTTTATAGCTATAACCATCTATAAATATCAAAAACCTATACAAATATACGACTAATATTTGAATTTTCCAAATTTATTTCCATAAAATTGACACCCCTATAATAGCCAATGCCAGAAGGACTTGCACTAATACTTTAAGGGTAAACGGCTGATGGTAATGATATGGATATAGTACCATTCCAACAAATACGCCCGTCACGAAGAATAAAAATCTATTACTCCACATACTACCATTAAATCCGGCTACACCATATTCACTTGCTTTTATCCATAACCAAGTACAAATAACTGCAATAACATAAGGATATGGTGTTTTTATCCAATTTGACATTTTGAATTGCCAATACATTATATACCAATGTCCAAATCCACCCAACATAAAAAGGATGAATGATTGTAATATTTTAACTAAATTCATTTTATTTTGCCCATTTACCTCTTTGTACTAATTGTGCTATAATACCATATACGGATAGGTCCTGATATGTATCTTGTATTGATTCACCCACTTCATCAGGTTGACCTAATACTATCAATTGCTTTAATCTTTGAACCTTATCATTAATTCTAAACCAAAGACCTGTTAGAGAAAGTTTTACATCTTCTTTTGTTGTAAGTGGTGTTCCAACTGAAATATTTCCAGGGCCATAATTCCTTTGTTTCTTACAGAATGTTTCATACATTTCTGATTGAATTTTTTTAAACTCCTCCATCATCTGGGGATATTCTCTCTCACAATATTGAATAGCGGATTCATTTTCCAGTTCTTGGAAAATTTGATTAAGTGATACTTGTTCTTTGTTATTCATCGTTTAGTAATATATTTTTACAAATATACTATTTTATTTCGATAATATCAAAAATTCTAGTGCTAATTTTTTTAACCCCTTCTGTGTTTGTTACTAATATACAATTCTTATATTTTTCCCAATCAATTTGGAAGTGTGGGTCTAATGCTCCATTTAACTCAACGACTAATTGATTAAGAGCATTAATTGTGTATAAAGTATTACTATGTTTTTTTCTATGAACTAAAATAGTTTTTAGATTTATTTTATTAGTAATATCTTCACTTACTATATTGTAAGTTATGTATAATTCGTTTGGTAGTTCTTTATTTTGAAGAACGTAAATATAATTAAAAGCAATTTGGAAATTATTTTTAATTGTTTCTATTACTTCTTTATAACCAACTTTATCTGTAAATGTACATAGTAACTGCGTTTTCATTTCCATTATACTTTTCTTTTTAATAAATCAGGTTCTTCTGACACAATGTGTGATGGATTTTGGTTTGTTGGTGCTGCCGCTTTACATCCCGTCTTTTTACTTGCTGATATTGTGAATCCAGGATCGTGATGTGGACTCATATAACAAGGTGTACTTACACCATCTGCTATATCATCTTTAACTGCTGTTGCGATTGAATCTTTATTTACAGAAATTTCTTCATTAAAGTTTGAAAATCTGGTATAATCCATATCTCTATTATTAATCAATGCCGTTAGATGCATCATAGAGTGATGTAATTGTAATGCTCTTTTAAAGTTCTTAACTCCCTTTGCACCACCACACGCTGCTACACCTGCTTTGGTTAATTTATCACCCATGTTAGTACCAATTGCAGTACCAATTGTCATTGCCTTTTTAGCTTCTTCTGCTGTAATTATACCAGCTTTAACTGCATAATCAACAAACTTTTTAAGTTTACCTTCGGCCTGTTTCAATGCTCCATCGGATATGTTTTGTTGCTCATCTTTATTTTTAGGATATGCTAAACCATATATATCTTGCACAGCTAACATTTCTTTTTTAGTATTTGGGTGTTTGTATTCTGTCATCATAATTTTAGGAATACCTGCTGAACCGCCACCTCCTTTATACTTAACACTCAACCCACCAACATATGTTAATGATACATTGTAGAATTGTAAATTTTTAGCTATAGCTTGTTCTATTGTTTCACCCTTTTTAGGTTTTACATCTATATCATCTGGTAATACAATAATATCTGCTGTTTTGAAATTTTCAGATGATGGGAATAATACCTGTTTGCCTTCTGATAAGAATTGTAAACCTGCTTTTAATTCTGTAAAATCCGCAACAGAATCTTTAAAGTCAGGTGAATTTGCCATATTTAATAACAATTCATCTAATTTCTTTTTATACGCTCTTCTTGCTCCCTCATCTGTTTGTAAATCGTATTTTTGATTAAACGTTTTTAGCTCTTCTAATGTTTTAAATATTGCTTTATTTTCAGGAGTTTTTGTTAAATCATCTTTACCAAATTCTTTTGCGTATTTATCTAATTCATTTTTAAAGTTTTTAGTAACACCTTCTAATAAAGAGCTAGCCACTTTTCTTCTTCCTTCTGCTGTGGTTACATCTCCAAAGTTCACCATAGTTAAAGGTTTACCTTCTTTTTCAGCATCTTTTCTTGCAGTTACTAAATCATCTAATCTTCCATTATATGCTTTAATTTGATTGACAGTATATTTTGCTTGTCTAGCTGCTTCTGTTTTATCCAATCCTTTATCAACCAATGCCTGTGCCAATTTTTTAACATCAGGAATTTTCATTTTTTTCATCATCACATTACCAACCTTAACACTACCATCTTTTTGTTCTGCTATATCTAATTTAGATTCTGGCTGTGATGGGTTTACTGCTTGTACCATTTTTAAAGGAGTAAATACTTTTTTACCAATTGCTCCTTCTGATGATTTACCTACATTTAATCCATTTTTTAAAGCAAATTCTTTAACTGCATTAACCATTGGTAAATTATCCGCTGCCAATTGGATACTTTCATATCCTTGTTGTGGATGTCTTCCGATTGCTGTTCTTGTAAAATACATTTTAACATCTCCGTTTTCAGGATTTGTTACAAATTTGGTTGTTTGATTTAATAATTTTCTTTGTGCAGCATCTAATTTACCACCTGCAAATAATGTTGCCAATGCTTTCTTTAAATCATTAACATTTACCTCAACATATTTGTTAGAGCCCTTTTCATTTTCTAAATAAATAAATCCTTTCTTAACTTTAACACCACGTGATGCAGCTACTTTTGCAGATTTTTCAGCACATATATCTAATGCTTTACCCGATTCTTTTGCTTTATCGGATAATGTTGAATCTATTTTATCACCTTTTTGTTTTGTGGTTGAAGCAAACGCAGCTTTAAATGAACTACTATCTCCTGCTTTTTGATTTTGAGCAGATGGTTGTGGTTTATCAGTAGGTTTTGTTTTTTTAGGTTCTTCTGGTTTTGGTTCTTGTTTTTTAGTTTTAGATGGTTGCTTTTCTTTACTAAAAATATTTGGTTCGCTTTCTCTTTCTGGAGCATCTACGAAATCCAAATCATCCATTTTAATTTTATTAGTTCTTAATAATGCTTTAGCTGCTCTATTTGCTGACCTTTTTAGGTTGCTTTTTGCAAAGTCATCATCTTTTTCATAACCTAATGCAGTTGCGACAGTAACCTGTTTACCAAAGGCACCACTTACTTTCATTTTAAGAACTTTATCTATCTTATTATCATCTGCTTCATCAACAATATGTTGTACTCCTTCTGGTAAAAGCTCGATAAATTCCATTAACCCATTTCTATATAAATGAGTTTTTAATTTATTTAAGTGTTCTTCGTTAGTCAAATCAACTACACCAACTTCCACACTTAATTCCAATAAAATATCTTCTAATAATTGATTAAGATTTTCTTGTGTTAAGTTCATTTTGCTCTTGATAATTTTTTCCGATTGTAACTTTAATAGGATATGCTCCTTCTTTTAAAATACTTTCTATTTCTTTTAATAAATATGTTTCTTCTTTATAAATATCAAAAGTTAAGGCATCATATGTATATAATATTAATTTTGTTTTTTTACCTCTTAACAACTCAACTACCTTTTTAATTTTTTCAACATTTATTTCGGTTTCTAATGCCTGAATGTAATAATTAAATGCTTTTGTTCCCGAAATCGCTTTGCCAAATTCAACTACTCTCAATGGTAATTTAAATATTCTACTTTCTACTATACCTCTTCCATCTATATTTTCTAATAATTTTTCAGTAAATAATGCAATATCATTAAAAAATGGTATCTCTTTCATTTCAGCATCTATACCACCATATATTTGTTGAAAGGTTAAAACTTTCATTTCATCATATGTTATATCATTTAAAGCAATGGATTGGCTTTGAATCCAATTATATATGTTTGTATTTTCATCAATTGTTGAATAATGTGATGAAAATCTATTTGGGTGTTTTTTAAATAGGTCAACAAATATATTTGCTAAAATACGAGGATGATAGGACACAAAATCTATATTTAGAATTCTACCATCGTTTCCATATCTACTTGTAAAGTGCTTACGAATTCCAGTATTTTTATTAAGAGCTGAAAAGTTTGTTCCTCCGAATGTATTAGAAGGTCTTAATGTTGATGTTAAAAAATTATAGGATGAAAACACTAAACCATCTTGATTTCTTTTGCCTTCTCTTTGTTGTGATATTTCTTCATCAACATATATTCCATTTTTTTCTATTTCACCAAATGCTTTTACATATTTACTAAATTCTTTAACACTTATAAATGTTTTCCAAGTTGTGCAAGTGTGATATATTTGCATTAATGATTTGATTTGTTCTAGTTGTTTTGAAATTGGAACTGAATCATTTATATTTACTAAATCTTTATAGTATGGTTTTGGTATTTGATATTCCTCCGCTACTTTACCAAATGAACACATATGTAAAATATCGGCATCTATTCCGTTATCAATATCATATAATTGAGAAAATTCTTTAAACCAATAAATAATTCTATTTAGGTTTCCAATTTGTTTTTCATTCAAAAAGTCTAACCCTTCTATTTTCATACCTAAACAATCAGTATGGTTTATATTGACGATGTAATATTGCGATGATTGATTAAAATAAAATACAATGAATGATAATCTATTTTCAGAAAAATGCAGTTTATTATCTGACCATTGTGGGTATATTACACAATCTTCGGATAACCATTTTACTTTAAGTGCCTGCAAACTATCTATATCTTCTACAAAAATCATGTCACAAATATAGTAAATTTTTGTGACAAAACAAAATAAAAAAGGGAGTATTTAAACTCCCCAATCTATTTTTTATTCTCCCCAATGTTTTTTTCTTAATTCGTACATATCAATTGGTTCTCTTTTCATATGACTACCGGTTGAAAAATTTGCACCTTTCTTTAAGTATCCACCTAAAAAGTTTCTTCTCATTCTATTTGAGTTATTTGCTTCTGAACCATGTACACAATGTGAATGTAACAACACTATTTGTCCTTTTCTTAAATATCCTTCTACTTTACGGAAATCATGTCCTTCTGGCATTACACAAGGTTTACCTCTTTCGTTTCTCCAAAATGTTGGATTAGTTTTTGTTCTTTCCTCATCCACTTCTATTGGTAAAACTGGCAATCTATGTGAACCTTCGTAGTTCCATACTGCACCATTTTCAGGATCGTGATTATCTAAAGCTAATGCTGTGTTAATAATTTCATTGTGACCACATTGTGTATAAAATGCGTTTTGATGTTGGTCTCTACCTAATTGTCCTGGTGGTTTAAAGTAACACCAACTTTGCATACCTTGAATTTCACCTTCCATTAAAAATTCTACCGCTTCCAAAACTTTTGGATGTGCAAATAGAGCTTCTAACTTTGCTGATAGTTTATGTGGATATGCAAACGGGTCCCACTCTCCCCATTCTTTACCGTCTTCGGTAGTAGTGCCTATTCTTTCTTGGCGAAGTCTTTCTAACTCATCATTAATCTCATCTACTTGTTCTTCTGTTAATAATTCTAGGACCGTAAATCCTCTGTATCTCCAATCAAAGGTCATTTGTTGGATTTCCAAATCTGTTAAATGTTTAAAATTTGCCATAACTAATTTATTGTTGTATATATAAATATATAAAATTGTTTTTAGAAGTAATTATTTTTTATAAAATTTTGTATAATCAACTAAAAAGGTATCTATATTTGGTATACTTTTTTTTGCTAATTCTATTGAGCGTTTGTTTGCGTGAATTATTCCAAATTCTTTAACAGAACCATCTTCATTAAAAATAGTTTCATATGGTCCTGATATTTTCCATCTTAATCTAGCTGTAATAAATCGTTTATCCGATTGCAGTTTATCAAATAATTTCGGAGCTATTTCAGTTATTATTCCATTTGATTGATTTCCTGCTCTTACAAAAAATCTATCAATATATCCAATTTTATAATCCTCCGAAATTGGATTAGGATGATAGGCATCTATTACATTTAGTTCTTGTCTACCTGCTAATTTCTTATATGCTTTTACTAAATCCATATTAATTTTTTATGGTTGTTTTCTAACTACTCTCCATTTAGCTTTACAATTAACTTCCCATTTTGTATTATCGACAGTATGAGATATTGTTGTTAATTGAAAATATCCTCTATCTTTTAACCCAAATGGCATTCCTTCTATTTGCATTCTATATCCATTTTTTAATCCACCAAATCCTACTGCTTTTATTTCTACTTCACAATTAGTAAGCATTGATGAACCATCAAATACCGCAGGTGCGTTTGCTGCTCTACCATTTATTATATTTGTAATGGCATCTCTGTGTTTAAATATTGGAAATAAACTACTACCACTTTTCCCATCTCCAGACCAACCACTGCCTTCCCCTGCATATCCTTCTATTTTCCATTCCTTTCCGTTGTTATTGGTTGTTTTTATTTTAACTTGAGCTTCCACCGGTGCGTTAAATATATTTGCAACTGCTGATGTAACACTATTAACTATTGAATCCCAAAACCCAACTTCATCTGCTGCTTCTCTTGCTGCAGCTTCTTCTGTTTCTTTTTGTTTTTTTAATTTTTCTTGTTCTGCTTTAATCTCTGCTTCTGTTGGATTTTTTTTACCACTTTTTTGTAATGATTTAATAGCTTCACCTCTAGCTTTTTCTTCTTTAAATGGTCCTAAAATTGCATCTGGTTCTTTTTTTGCAAATAAATTATTACCCTCAACTCCGCCTGTCTTTTTTTGAGCTAACGATTCTCCCATTACTGCCTGTGCCGCCATTTGTTTTGGCATATCGGTAGTTAAACTAATATCGGTAATTCCACTTCCGGCTTTTCTAGGGTTTAGATTAAATGGTTGCGCATCTGCTTTTGGTGGTGTTAAATTAAAATCAACTAATGTTGTTATTAATTTTCCATTTACATCTGGTCTTTCGCTTAAATGTACATCCATTAAATCACAACTTGCATATCTTAATTCATCACATAACTTTTCAATCCAATCCGCAATAGTATCACAAGTTTTTAATGTTTCTTCAACCCAAGTTATTTGCATATAAATATTTTTTATATACCCAGCTTTATATGCAGGAAATTGTATATTTCCTTCGGTTGATGATATTGTTAATGATTTTGGTTCAGGAAAATTTACTTCCGTAGAACCACCTTTAAGTATGGTTAAATCTTGAAGTGAACTAACTATTGGAACTGCCATTCTACTTCCATCCGTATCTGTTTCACGTGAGAATCCAGGTGCTTTGGCGTTTGGAAATATAACATTTTCACTTATACTAATCATATGCTCATGCCCTCTCGCAACCGCATCACTTATATCAAATGTAAATTCAAATTGAGGGTTTACAATTGCTTTAAAATTATTTACAACTGATTTTATAATAATATCTAATGATGCATATGGTTCATCAGAATTGCCATAAGTAAAATCTAACCAAGGCAAATCAAAATTAATTGAATTTGCTTTTAATTCTGCTTTATTTGCGGAGTCTTTCTGACTATAATTTAATCCATTTAATACTTTATGTAATTTATCTTTCTTTTCATCACTATTAAATGCCCCTCTATTTTCATCATCCGCTCTTCCTAATTTTAATGTACCAGGTAATTCATTTGGTGATGATATATGAAATACGACTGTGACAGTTCCGTTTGAATTTACTGTCAGTTCGAAGTTTGTCATCAAACCAACCATAATTTCATGTTCATAACCTTTAGATGATACATAATTTCTCCATTCCGTTACATTATTAAAAACTTTTCCGGCTTCGTCTATATTGCCGGCGCCACTTCCTTTATACGTCCATCCCCATACAACTGCAGCTGTATTTCCAATTCTAAAAAAATCTTTCCAAGGTTCAGAATCTATATAATCATAATTTGGAAATTGTATTGTTACTTCTGCTTTTCTTAATGTACCATTTGCACCACTTGCCTTAACTTCCAATCCTAATATAGATACAGGATGTCTTTTACCTGCTGCATTATCATACTTAAATGTTAACCATTGGTCATTACCGACTGTTGCAGCAGTAGTCCATTGTGCACCACTTCTATACGCGATATAAGGTTTTGGTCCTTTATCCCATAGGTTTTGTACATTGTAAAATTTGTTACCAATTTCTGCAGGTAGGTTTGATAAAAATGGAAATCCCATATTATAATAAATCTTTAATTGTAAACGGATTTGAAGGTATTTTTAATTGAGTACCTTCTTTTAATTTTAAATCAATTTCCGTAAGATTATTATTGTATGCTATAACATACCAAAGTGTTTCATCATCATAAAACCTTTTTGCTAACAAATCTAAACGGTCTTCGGCTGTTGTGATAATAACTATATCATTATCAGAATCATCAAATTTAGGAGCAGGCTTTAATTCATAAATATTTTTACCTGTTTTAGTTTTTTCTATTTTATGCTTATAATATCTACTCATAAAATTATCCTCCTATTTTCTTTTTTATTTTAGTATCCTTTTCTAAATTCGCTTTTAATTGTTCTTGTGGAACATTTCTCGTATTATCCGATGCCACTTTATCGGTTGGTTTATCTTTAAAAAATAAATAATCAGATTTTTCTTTTTCAGTTGCTAACGCTTTATATTCTGGATCAAGTGTGCTTCGTGTTTTACCAACTGCTGCTCCTGGAACCGCTTCGTTTTCAGCTTTAACATCTGGACTAAATCCATATAAATTATATGTTTCAGTATCATTATTTGTTGCTACTTTAAATGTAATATCAATTGAAGCAACCATTGGTAATCCTGCATCTATATCCCACGGATGCATATCATCTATTGATAATGTCCATGCACTTATAAATCCAACTTGTGAAATTAGGTTACCAATTGTAAGACTTGTTATATTTCCGTATGCACCATATTGGCCTCTTTTACTCCACGCTGCCTTACCTACTGCATTATATTTATCTTTTATCGCGGCCACTTCTGATGCATTTTCTGCATATAAAAGCATTTTAAAAGATATTTCTCTTTCAACATTATTAAATACATAAAAAGGTACACCTGCTCCAATTGGATTTACACTATCCCAATTCGGTGTTAGTGAATCCTGAAATGATGTTATTGTAGATGGAAACGAAATTCCTGCAATAACTACATTTAAATTTGAAGGCGCTTTACTTAATATACTTTGTTTTGATTTATTTAAAAATGCTCCCGGTTTACTACTATATGTAGGTAATGTTATTTTAACTGGTTGTGGTTGTAATGTTTTATATGTTTGTCTTAAAACTTTTGATGTTGCAATTTTCTTTTCTACATCTCCAATAGTTGAACTATCACCTTCGTATATATCTTTATTATTTGTATATGCAAAACTTGCAGTTGATACATTTGGATTACTTACTAATGTTCCTTTTGTTATCTGATTATCAACATTAATACTACCACTTCCAAAATATGATTGGTCTACTCTTCTACCACTATCTAATAATGATTGTGAGAATGAATTTATTGCACCATTATTTTGTCCATAGATATCTTTCTTTTCTTTTGGGTCTGGTGCTTTACCATCCAATGTTCCAATTAAAGGAAAATCAGAAGGTAATTTTGTTTTCTTTGGATATAAAACGGAACCAGAAACATTTGCAAATACTAATACTTCATTAATATCGGTATCTATTGATAAAAATTTATTTCTAATATTATGATTAAAATCTTTTCTTTGTTTTAATAATATTGATTTAGTTGTGTTTTCGGCTTTTATATATTCATTATAGTTAGCCACACCTTTCATTCCTTCATATCCATCTTTGCTAAATTTTAGCATCATTGAACCATTGAAGTAGGTATCTGATTTTAATACTTTATCATTTTCATATGCAATTGCAGTATCATCTATTATAGATTTAAAATCAGTTCCAATTGTAATTCTTTTGTTAAATACATCATCAATTGCAATACCATCTACAAAATAATTTTGTTCTTGATTTCCTACAACACCGCCAACATTTTTATTTTGATGTATAACGACAGTAGATGGGAATATTAAAGACCTTTTACTAATATATGAAGATGAAGGCTTTCTAACATCAACTGGGTTATCGGAATCTATTTTTCCAATTCCTAATTTACCCAATGCTTTATTACCTAATGCTTTTAATCCTTTTTGGGCCAAATCCAATCCTGCTCCTAATGCATTACCAGCTATTTGTTGTGGTGTTTT